AAGACAGTAATTTAATTTTAATCTTATTGTCTTCTTCCATCACATTAACTTTAGCTGGTGCACCATAAGTAGATGGCATTGTTTCAATTAAAGACTTATAGTCATTAAGTGTAACCGCTCTGTTTTGTGCTGAGAAGTTATATGCAATCATGTTTCTAACTTCTTCAATACTTGGTTGGTCAGCTCCACCCACTGCGGGAGTTACGTTGGTAACGGTTAAAGAATTCTGTACTTGTGTATTTGTATTTGAATTTGGTCCACCTACAACAAATTCTACGTTATCAACACTCGTAATAACATCAATACCAATGTTACTATCTTTTCCACCACCTATTCTATATTTTACGAATAAAGTGGTGTTTGATTTTGGTAATGCCCCAAGTGATAGGTTGTTAAGGTAAGTACCAAGACTTACTCTTAAACTACCTTGATTGTAGTTATCTAAATTATCCAAAGGATTCACATTACCAGAACCAAATGTCACCGAAAAATAATTTTCAGGTGTATATTCTGTGATAAATTTATTTGTTACAGGTACATAGGTTCCTGATATGAAATTATCACTATCTGAAGCTGATGTCGGGTCAGGAATAAAAACTTTATCTTGTATTAAAGTTTTTACTTCATACCATTTGTTTTCTGAACTTAAAAATTCAGAATTAGTAGGGTTATTTACGAAGTTTGTACCTTCTTTGTGGATGACACCACTAACACCTAAAATATTTTGTTCGGGTAAATAAATTTTTAAAAACGGTTTTTGGTCTACTTCTGTTATAACTTTTCTAAAGATTCTTGTGACCCCGTTAACAACCGCCTCTCTCTTTACAATCGAATATGAAATTAATCTATTATTACCATCAAAATTAGGGATTTTTAATCTGTTAGGTTCCCCTCTTTTATTGAATGGATTTGAGAAGTCAATGTCCTCTATGGTTTCAAAAACTTGTCCCCCACCGGAAACTTGTGCCCCCGATTTAATTGTACCTAAATAACGTTCATCTTCCTTATCCCCTCTAACAGGTACTTGTATTGTAAAATCACATAAAGCAACTGATGGTCGGTTTCCTGGTATTCTCATACCATATGTCTTAGCGATGTGATATAAGGATTGTCTTTGTTGTGCAAAATCCAACATGGTTTCTTGCCAAACCCTATCAATATGAAAGTGTAAGTTATCTGTTACAGCTGCGTTTAAATCCAATAATACAGAATATATAGACGCGTCATTTGTATTTTTAATTAAATCAGGATAATATTCCCTTGTAAGATTGACTAATTCCTGTCTTAAACTAGCAAAGTCTCTTACGGCATATGATATTTTTTTAGCCATGTTATATGTTAATAATTATAAAATCAGACGAAACAAAAGGTTCGTTATTTATGTCATAGTCAATCCTAACTTTAGCGGTGTATGGTTTTGTAGAATAATCCGAAACTCTAAATAATCTTGAATCTTCATCTTCTTGAGGACTTGTTGGTTCCTCGGGGTCTTGGTCTGCAGCGGTTACTCTAATTGATTTAATTTCCAAATTGGGTATATAAGTTTTTACTGAAGTTCTAATCTCATCTTCAATCTGTCCCCACGTAACCGCATCGTTTGGTTCAAAAATAAATTCATATAATCTAGTACCAAAATCAGGCAAATAATATCTTGAACCTTTTCTTGTTAATAATAAATGAATTAGGTTCGCACGAATCTCTCTTTCGGGTGTTTCGGTCATCACCAAAAAATCACCTTTGGGACTAATTCTAAATGGAAAATCTATACCATACGTTATCGCCATACTAATAAATATAACTAAAGAAGAAATACTTATAAATAAAAAATCCCAACCGAAGTTGGGATTGTGTATATTGTTTGATTTTTTTGCTCCTTTTATAATCAAACAAAGTAGATGTTTGCGGTAGGTCGCGAACTATTATGGGAGCCATCTACAGTTACGAGCCACAACCTTCACATTCAAAAGGAGAATCTGTTGGTCTTGATGGTAACGCCATCTCAACAACTTCCTCTTCTTGTTGTTTATTTTGGTTGTATGAAGTGTTTTGTACTTCGTTAGCTTCAACTGTAGGTTTCGCTGTTGAGGTATCAATACCTAAACCCTTGATTGGGTCAACAGCCGCTCTAGTTCTGAGATAGTACATCCCAGTTTTCAAACCAAGTTTCCATCCATAAAGATGTGCTGCTAAAACTTTGGTTTTGTTCGCGTTGTCAATAAATAAATTTAATGATTGTGATTGGTCAATATAAATCGACCTATTCGCAGCCATGGTCAAAATTCTTTTTTGAGACATTTCCCAAACTGTCTTGTATACCTCTTTTACTTCAACAGGTATTTCGGGAATGTTCTGTACGGAACCATTTTCCATGATTAGTTTTTTCTTCAAATCATCTGACCATAAACCTCTTTCAAGTAATTCATTTACGAGGTGTTTATTGATAACAATAAATTCACCACCTAAAGTTCTCCTTGAATATAAATTAGATGTAAACGGTTCAAACGCTTCGTTATTACCAAGGATTTGTGCAGTAGACGCTGTTGGCATCGGAGCAACTAACAAAGAATTTCTTACACCGTGTTTTACGATTTCTTTTCTTAAAGTCTTCCAATCCCATCTTCCGCTCGTGTCTTTATCGGTTTTACCCCACAATTCATATTGAAGTATACCTTTAGATAATGGAGAACCTTCAAATGTTGAATAATGACCGTGTTCAATTGCCAAATCTTTAGACGATGTTAATGCTGCAAAATAAATTGTTTCAAAAATTTCAACTTGTAGTTTGTCGGCATTTTCACTTTCAAAAGGTAATCTTAACATACAAAAAACATCTGCCAATCCTTGTACACCTAAACCAACTGGTCTGTGTTTCATATTTGAAAGTTTTGTTTCCTCTGTAGGATAAAAATTCAAATCAATAACGTTGTTTAGGTTTTTTACCACTTGGTACACATATTCGTAAAGTAATTCGTGGTTGAATTCTTTATTAATAATGTATTTTGGTAATGCAATTGATGCTAAATTACAAACCGCCTGTTCTTCAGGACTTGAATACTCGATAATCTCAGTACACAAATTTGAGGATTTAATCGTGCCCAAGTTTTTTTGATTTGATTTATAATTCGCAGCGTCTTTATATAACATGTAAGGCGTGCCGGTCTCGATTTGTGCGGTCAAAATTGCATCCATCAATTTTCTCGCCTTCACAACTTTTCTGGCTCTACCTTCTTTTTCATATCTTTCATAAAGTTCGGTGAATTCTTGCGTAAATGAAAATGGGTCATCATATGCATCAGATAAACCCGGTGCTTCATCGGGTGAAAATAATGACCAATCACCATCTTCCTCAACTCTCTTCATGAAAAGATTTGGGGTCCACATTGCCAAGAATAAATCACGAGCTCTCATTTCTTCTTTACCGTGGTTTTTTCTTAAATCAATAAACTCAAACACATCTGAATGCCATGGTTCAAGATAGATAGCAAAAGAACCTTTTCTTTTACCACCTTGATTAATCCAACGAGCAACTTCGTTGTATGTTTTCATCATTGGTAGTAATCCATCCGATTCACCGCCTGTCCCTTTAATGTACGACCCTTTACCTCTAACGTCGTGAACATGTAGTCCAATACCACCAGCCCATTTAGAAATCTTTGCAACGTCTTTAATGGTGTCAAATAGACCATCAATATCATCTCCCTTGTTACCAATTAAGAAACAAGATGACATTTGTGGACGACGAGTTCCCGCATTAAATAATGTTGGTGTGGCATGAGTGTAAAAATGTTGTGATAGGTCGTCGTAGATTCTTAAAGCAGTCTCTAAATCACCATTACAAATACCAACCGCAACTCTCATGTACATGTATTGAGGTCTCTCAACAATTCGTTTACCGATTCTTAATAAGTAAGAACGTTCAAGTGTTTTAAAACCAAAGTAATCAAAATCAAAATCTCTTTCTTGTGCAACAGCACCATCCAATGATTCTCTATTTTGAATTACGAATTGATAAACCTCGTCAGATATCAATGAAGATTCTTTACCTGTTTTAGGTTCATTAAAAGAATATAATTCTTTAATACACTGTGAAAACTTTTTTGGTGTTGTTTTATGTAGGTTAGAAACCGCTAGTCTACCCGCCAATTTAGCATAATCAGAATGTGTTGTAACCATTGAAGCCGCGGTCTCCGCCGCTAATGTGTCTAATTCTGTTGTTGATATACCATCATAGATTCCCTGCGTAACTTTAAGGGTAACCAATGTAGGGTCAACGTATTCTAAATTTAAATCATCACAAAAAAATTGTATTCTTCGTGTAATTTTGTCATATCTCATTTCTTCCAATGAGCCGTCTCTCTTTTTTACTTTCATAATATTTTAAAAATCTATATCATCAAATGATGTATCCATATCTTCGATGGATACGTTATTATTCACACCCGCTTTTTGGTATTCTGCTACTCTTTTTTCAAAGAAATTGGTTTTACCCTGTAATGCAATGTTTTGCATAAAGTCAAACGGATTTTCTGAATTATAGACCTTAGAACAATTTAAAGACACTAACAATCTATCTGTTACGAATTCCAAATATTGTGACATCAAATCAGAATTCATACCAATTAATTTTACAGGTAGGGCCTCTAAAATAAATTCCTTTTCAATCTCTAAAGCCCCACAGATTATCTCTTTAATCTTTTTCTCACTTATTTTATTTTCAATGTGATTATTGAATAAGTGACAAGCAAAGTCACAGTGCATTCCTTCGTCTCTTGAAATGAGCTCATTTGAGAAGGTTAATCCTGGCATTAAACCACGTTTTTTGAGCCAGAAAATGGAACAGAATGAGCCAGAAAAGAAAATACCCTCAACAGCAGCAAACGCCAACAACCTTTCCACAAAAGATTTTGAATTAATCCATTTGATTGCCCATTCCGCTTTTTTCTTAATTGCAGGTACGGTTTCAATTGCATTAAACAATTTGTTTTGTTCTTGTTTGTCTTTGATGTAGGTATCAATCAAAAGTGAATAGGTTTCACTATGAATATTTTCCATCATGATTTGAAAACCGTAAAACATTTTCGCCTCAGTGTACTGAACTTCATTGACAAAGTTCATTGCCAAGTTTTCATTCACAATACCGTCTGAAGCCGCGAAAAACGCTAAAACGTGTTTAACGAAATGTTGTTCATCCTCGTTCAATTTGTTTTCCCAATCATAGATGTCTTGTGCCAAATCAATTTCTTCGGCGGTCCAAAAACACGCCTCTTGTTGTTTGTAAAGTCTCCAAATGTCGTGGTGTTCGATTGGAAAAAGGACAAATCGTCCGGGATTTTCTTTTAAAATCTTTTCTGTCATGGTGTTTATTATTAATTTCTATTTAATGTTTCTTGTCTTTTCATAAACGCATCCTTAATTCTTTCGGAATTGTTTTTTTGTTTTTCTTCCTTGTGACCAAGTAGTGTAGTTTGTGACTCGGTATCAATAACCAAAAGTCGGTTGTCAAATTTACAATTTTGCCATATGATACCATCTCTACCAATTCTTGATTTAAGTAATGTCATGGTTGCTAAATTGTGTTCTTTTTGTTCAATAGTCTTACCTATTGATAGGATAACGTGTGCAATTTGAGCTTTCTTAATTGAACCACCCATTTGGTCGCTATTAACAACTTCGGATGAAATTGATTCTCTGTTACCTTGTGTTGCCGTCCAAATAACGATTCCAAATTCACTTGTCATCGCTTCTAAACTTCTCATTACTGAACCTTCACCTTTCCATTCTTCACCGAATTGTGATTTTTCAGGACTGATACAGTCAACGTAGTCGATAACAAGTAGGTCAATTTTTTTACCCTCTGAATTTCTTTTTCTTAATCTCGATTTGATTTCAGAGATTGTAACAGAATCACTTGGTAATTTCAAAATGTCCAAAGTTCCTTTACTTTGTGTTTGAACTTCGTTGATTTTTTCTTTTACGAAATCTTTATTTTCAGGTTGTTCATCGGGGGCAATTCCTGACCAAATTGTATAGTGTTTCTTTTTAATGTTATCCGGATTATCCTCAAAGAATATTTGAAGGACGTTGTAATCGTGTAAGTAAGCGGTATTCGCAAATAAAGATAATATTGTAGTTTTACCCGTTCCTGTTGGAGCCAAAACAACACCAAGTTCTCCAGTTCCTAAACCACCCTTCAAAGCTGAATCAAGACCTTCAATTCCCGTTGGAATCGGTTGTCTATTATCCTTCTCTAAAGCCGCATCGATATTGTGGAAAACATCCATACACTCTTCAGGTGGTAACCCAACCTGTAGGGCCTTTTGTATAATACCCTCAATTTTATGGTACTCTTGGAATTTACCATTTTCAATAATGGTAGTAACCATTTTGAGTTCCTTCTTCAAATTTTGTTGTTTACAAAAATTTAAAGCTTCTTCTCTAACCATTGGGTCATCCACGGTATTTTCTTTAATATCGTGGATAGTGTCCAAGTGTATTCTTGCGGTCTCTTGAGAACCTAATTCAAGAATTATGGTTTGACATAGACTTTGATAATCAGGTATCTTACCATATTTCTGATAGTATTCTTTAATGTGAGCAGTAATGAATCTAAAAGAACTATTATCAAAATATTTGCTCTCGATTACATCAATAATCTGTTCACCGTACTTTTTATCCTCTACTATTGATTTAATTAATGTTTGTTGGAATGATGCTCCGAGAAATCCAAAATTTTTTTCTGACATAGTTTTTTTAGTTTTTATAATTTGTAATTTAAATACGTTGTTTCCAAATCTTTAGATGATAAGATGTCAGTTAAGTCTGACAAATACCTCTTCAAATATGGGCGAATATCTACCGTATATCTTACCTTAGGGTGGTAGACATTAGCGGAAAACATCCTTTGAATAAATACATCGTCACCCATCTTAATCTCGAGTAAGAAATACTCTTTTTCATTTTGTTCATCAGTTTCTGCAACCTCTAAACCGTAAAAATAATCACGATTTTCGTGTAGATAATCCAATGTTTTTGTTTTTAAATCATCACTAATATCGCTACAAATATTTTTAACGTAGTAGTGTAAATCCATTGAACGTCTAGATTTGGAGTTATGCTCTCTAACGTTAAAGAATCGTTGGCAGATAATGTTTCCTTCTAAGGTCAAAAGGAACTCGAACTTTGTTACATCTTGATTACTCATTGTCTCTAATTTTAATTAATTTTTTATTTTTTTCTTTTCTTGTTAATCTTAAAAAAGGATTTAGGAAGTTTATCCACGCGTCATCTGATTTTGGTAGAAGTAAGAATATACCATCTTCCATCATCATCTTCATCGTGTTTTTATATGAACGACCCTCAGGGTCAATCAAATCGTTTATAAGTGAATTAATAGATTCTTTTGCGTCATCTGTTAAAAAGGGATTTTCAAGACTTACTATTCGACTATTCACATCAAAGAATTCTTCACCAAGTATTCCATGTTTTGTCACACCTGTCAATAAATTTTTAACAATGTTATTGTCATTGTCTTGTTCAAAAAGATTGTTGAATCTTTCCAATACAAATTCTATAGAAATTTCCTCGGTTTTAACTTCAGGTACCATGGAGACTAATCGTCTAACACCTAAGTTTTTAATGCCCG